CCTTCTTCCACACCTTCTTCGTCATCTGGAATACCGTTTTTGTTAGCATCCATACGCTTGTGCGCGGCCTTGGTAGCCTTGACCATGGTTTTGTATTTTTCAACTTTGCCTTTAACATAATCTGGAATTGATTTAGGCTCTTCGTAAACCATACCGGAACCACCACACTCTGTACAAGCACGTTCCCCGCCACTTAGCGCACCTTCATCAACTTTCTTGTCTTTGGCTTTTTCAGCTTGTGAAAGTTTAAGTTCTTTGATCTTAGACTTAGCTTCCATCAACTTGGTTCTCAATGCAACTTTTTGGCTTTCGCTCAACACATCGCTGTCATCAAGAGCTTTGCCATACTCACTAAATTTCATTTCATATTCTAAATAGTGGTATACTGAAGCAATGTAATCTGCGGCCTTGGTAATTTTGGCCTGTACCCAGCCTTCCAATTGATCTTCGTCATTTAGTTGTTGAAATAGCTTTTGTGAGTAGCTGGCTAGCTTGTATAAGTCAGCTTTGGCCATTGCACCTTCGCGATCTGATTCGTTTGGTTGTAATCCTACTACTTCAGCTGATTGTGCCATTTCTGGGCTTGTTTGGTCTAAATCTAGTGGCATGAGTATACTCCGTTATCTTTATATATTTATCGTTTGAGGCTTCCGCCCGTCAGCAAATTTGCATTGGAATCCAGTGCATTTTTAATGGTTCCGTCTTTGTTTTTAGCGGCTTTGACTGGTTTGTTTTTGTACACAGCACCCACACCCACATTGGCCGCACTGGTAGCACCTGCTGTGGCTGATTCAGCTACGTCGTCAAGTCTACCAAATGGGTATACTGGAACCCAGCTATTACCTTGTTTTTGAATCCACTCGCCTGGTTTGAATTTGCTTTTAATAATACCGTGCATTTTTAATGCTTGTTCAGGCGTATCTCTAAAACCTTGTGCGCGAGCTTCACGCTCTACACGATTAGAAATCATTGATTTATGAACTCTTTCGTTTTTGTAAATGTACAACAAATTAGATTCGTCATCCATGTCTCTTTCAGGTCGTCCAAATCCAGTACGGTTATCGTCGTAGCTTCTACGTCCGCGAAAGTTTTCGTCTAGTTCGTACATTTTCATATTTTCTTCTCCCCAGTCAAGTATGGTAAACTGAACCATAATTTGAACCATTCAGGAGTTCCTGGTTGTATATTTAATTTTTTTTGTAACTGTCCGGTAGCATCACCAGTTACGCTGATGTTGCTACCTTGATTAACACGATACTCGTGCAGTCTTGCTTGCCCGCCTAGTCCGCCCATGCCTGATAAAATTTTTAATTCTTGTACAGGATCGTTGGGCGCAAGATAGCAGTCGTCAGGACTGTCTTGGTTTAAATCTTGTGTGGTAATTCTATACTGTTTCATTTTAAACTTGATCTCAACATCCAGCTGTGCTTTTTGTGTGCGTCTTGGCGGTCTGCTAGAAAATTACTTAGTCCGTGATCACCGTTGGCTTCAGCCATGTCAAATGTGATACGGAATATGTTGGCCATGCGGTCGCTGTCTTCTAGCAATTCACCCAGCATGACACTCCACTCTGGCACAGCATTTTCATCTTTGACTTGTGAAAGCATACTAAACTTGCTGTAACTAGCAGGAGCATAAACTTGTAATGCACGTAATTGTTCTGCAAACGTATCAATACTGCCATACACTTCATCGTAAATTCTTTCAAATAACACATGATGTTGATAAAATAGTGGACCTTCAGTATTCCAATGAAAATTTTGTGCTTTCAAAGCAAATGCATATTCGCTAGCAAATGCTGTTTTTAATGCCAAGTGATATTTCTCGTCCACGTTAAACTCCGTATTTGTTCTTTTTAGGGGTTGCTACTGTGCTGGTTTTGTTAACATCAGCCATTTCTTCACTGCGTTTACCAGTCCAGTTTTCAATAGTGCCTGCACCAACTTGTTTAGCGGCCGCTTTGACCATATCATATTCTTCTTGAGTATACGAGCTGATCAATGGATCGCCTCCAATCCAGTTGTCAGCTTCCATCTTGGTTGGATAGTCAGGTGCACCTGCAAGAGCAACACTCATTCTGTAATTTTTATACATACTACCAGTTGACATGTTTAATCCTGGCACAGTAGTTGCATTTCGCATAGCGGCTTTTTTCTCTTTGTCTATAGGCTTAGTTCCGCCTTTGCCTACTTTACCAGCTGACCCTTCTCTCAAAGCTCTTGCTAATATATTTGCTTCTTTTAAACTCATAGATCCAGCATCCTTAAATGCTTTGTATGCTTGCAATTTTGAATATTCATCTGGACGAAGCGGCACGTTGTTTTGAATTTTATTAATCAACATTTTAATATCAGGAGGCATTTCACTGGGTTTCAATGGCCCAGGCACCTTTGACACACTTGAAGTTTTTGCTATTGGTGCTTTGGATAATAAACCCAGTAGCCCTTCTGCGGTAGCTTTTTCCTTCTTAGTTCGAACTTTGGGTTTATTAAAGTCCTGCATACGTGTATGAGCCTTGTGCATTAAATCACGAACTTCGTCGTCACTCACTTCTGGGCTCATAGCATCACGCCATGTTTGGAATTTTTGTTCGTCATTGGCTTCTGGATCGTTAAGCACATTACGCATTGGTGTGGCACGTGGTCCTTCTTCTTGCGAAAACTTGCTGTTAGTTTCTTGACGACTAATAACATTCATATTGTTAAATCCAAACTGCTTGTATGGTTCAACTCCAGATTTGTCTGGACGTACCAAGTATTGAAAAGCGTTCTTTTGATCAGCACCCACAACAACAGTAACGTCTGTGTATCCTAACCCGGCTAAATGTTTTAACACACGATTTAAATCTGGTAACTCATCACTGGCAGCATGGAATATGTGTTCCATCTTTGGAAAAACTTTTTTGTAAAGATACAATTTTTCTTCAGGAGTAATTGGATCATCTTTGCCTATGGTACGACTCACAACAAAATAAGGATCAGCGTCTGTTTCTTCTGCTTGTGTAATAACAGCATCAGCCAAATACATGTGACCACGGTGACCCATACCACGTCCCCAGCCAACCACAGCACTTTTGCTTTCGCCAGTGCGGTCAATGTTTTCTCTAAACAGCTCTCTTAAGTTCATGCTTCCTTCCTTGGTGCCCAGTTTGCTTGATCGATAGTTTTAACAAATTGTCCTGGAACATCATATTTAAATTGTGTTCCAGGATGAGCTTGTACATACCCTTCAGGTTTGGTTTGTTTGATGCCGCCGTGGGTGCCTTGACTTAACTTTTGTATCAATTTCATTTTTTCGTTTGTCAACAACTCTACTGCGGTTAATACATTATTTAACCCAGGATGACTTATTACTTTTTGAGCTTGTCCTGCGCTTACATTTGCTTTGACCCATTCGGCAAAGTTTGATTTAACACCTGCAATGCGCAAGTTCTGGTTGAAGAATTTATACAATATGTCACCAGGTTTGCTCAACCCAGGTTGTCCTGCTAAGAAACTGTCAATGTTATCAGCATGTTGTTCAATGTATCCACCAGCATGTTCTAATCCTCGCTCATCAACTTCCGGAGGTTCTTGAACATAAGTTGTTCCTTGAACAATTACATCTTTAGTTGATAGTTGTTCAGCATCAGGAAAACGATCTTCGTTAGCACCAATGACATCATAAAAACCAGTAGCGGCCACCATCATCTTTGCAGACTTAATACGTTGACCTAATTCGCTAGTTGCTGGAATATGGAATGTTGTGATGTTAGGAGTAAACTCCCAGTCTTTGGTTGTGCGATTTAATTTTGCAGGAGCAAGTGGACTGAATAATATTCCACCTTCAATAAATCCTGACTGAGGACTAATGCTTTCAAAGTAAGACCATAAGCTAGCCAGACCAGATGCAAACTGTGTACGCTTTTTATCTTTCTTGGTAGGATCGCCTGTGTTTAGAATAAAGTTTTCAACATCAGTGGCGCTGTTCATCATGGTAGGAACACCGCTTTTGGTTTGCATAGTACCACGCTTTAGGTATTCCCAAGCGTTTTTTGGTATCATATGAAACACACCTTGCTCGTCACGCCCCCAGTATATAACAGGACTGCCATCCCATTTTAATTCTATACCACTTCCTTGTTGACCCATAGAACGTAATCGTTCAATAGCGTGAAGTCCGCCAGTACTACCGTTAGTAAAAACCAAATCTTCAATGTGTTGATACTTGCGACCAACAGCAGGCGCCGCTTCAAATACTTTTTCTGGACCACGCAAAGGGGCATTTTGCCAACTTTGGCCGCCCGTTGCCATACCATACAATTCTCGTTTACGTGCTGGATCAGGAATGGCATTCATGATTGCTTCAACACTGCCCAAGTCTTTTCCAGACGCACGGGTACCGAGCAAAGCCTTGGCAATATCGTCCCACTCGTCGCTGATTAAATTTGCTTTCTTGCCCTGTGCATCTCTTGCATAAAGTCCTTCATCAGGACTCCAGAGCATACCCTGACTACTTGCTAATGCGTTCATCATCATTTGTTTATGGACACCTTTATAAGGACTACCACGAGGTATCTGGTGTTGATGGAATTTACTTACTTTAGCGGCCTTACGAACAACTTTAATGTCGCATTGATAAAATTGGCCTTTGAATGGGAACTTGATGTGTACGGTTACACCTGCTTTGTATGTTGCTGGCACACCGTTGTCTAATAAAAATTGTTCCAGCGCAACCCTTGCGGCTTTGTCATCATCTGCTAATTTTTTAGTTTGGGGAATTTTAAAAAACTGTTTGACTTGGTCCATATCAACAGACGTATCCAAATCTCCAGTTGGATGTTCTGGACTAGGATCTGAGTTAGCACCACTTCCTTGTACATACAACGGAAATCCTGCCTTACGCACATATGATTGAACTTGTTTTAGTAATGCTTGTACTAGTTCGGGCGTGGGATAAAACTCAACAGTTTCGGGCCAGATGTTTCCACCACCTTCCACAATGATATTTTTTTTAGGACTAGTAAACAGCTCGCGTAATAACATTTTTAGCCCTTGTATTTGCCATCAGTAACATGTTTGACGACTTCTTCGTGCATTTTGCTACACACTTGTTCGCATACTCCGCTGTCAATGTCATTGGGCAATTCGCGGATAGGAAACTTATCTATATACAGTTTGTAACTTTTTTCCACAACAGGTTTAAACATACCCATCTTTGTTGGACGTTTTGCACTGACTTTGTCAATGCAGTTGGCAATTGTTGGAAACACGTGGCGGCGATAAACCTCATCGTCATTATTCATGAAATGCATTAAATCTTCTACTAGGTCATAGTCGATCTCGCGTTTATCGTTGGTTTGTTTAACAAAATCCAAATCGTTAAACTGTTTACCTTCTAGTAGTTCTCTTATACGCATTTTTAGTCCATCAAATAGTTATTCAGCAGAAACTCTGCGGTTAGAGTATTTATCGCTTTTGCTATCTGTAGTCTATGCTTTGATAATGCGTTGAACCTTGGATATCGTGGAGCCTAAGTGCATTTTAGACATGAGTAAGTTGTTATCCCCGGACACATAGAAGTGTGTACCGCCCCAACTGCGAGGTTTTGAAAGATCTTTGATACAACTTTTTGTTAATTTTACATTCTTATTTGTGCTGGCCCATTGTATAAATGCGGTATTTTCCTGGGTTGTTTTGCTCAAAGTGACCCGATAATCATACGGCATCTTAGGCATCACAATGATATCAGAGCTTAATACCACATTGTCTGCGGGCCTGCACACATATTTTACATTATCGACATCTAAATTAATTAATAAGTTTATATTATCAATATTGTTTGTATAAACAGACACCCACGGATCTTCGACTCTGACTTCTATGTCTTTTAATGAACTCAACTGACTCTGCAACTTGAATGCATAATCCAGTTGATCCTGTGTCTTAATATGCCGACCGCCCAAATAATTTCTAGGATTTTCTAGATTGACCTTTTTTAATCTATCAAGAGCTGTGTCAAAATCGTTTCCTCTAAACCAACCTGCACTGGCACATATCAATACAACTTTGTACTGATACGTGCCTTTGAATAGCTGTGTTGTGGTCTTATACAGCATTTTCAGTTACGCTATTGCTGATAGCCAGCAAGGGCACTTTTGATTCCTTAGTTGTGGATATTAAACGCAACTGATCATCTTGCACAGTGATGTTTAGCAACCCGCCATTTTTAAGATCTCCAAACAACATCAGTTTAGCCAATGGACGTTTGATTTCTTTATCAATAACACGCTGTAATGGTCTAGCACCCATTTTAGAATCAAATCCTTTGGTAATCAACCAGTTAGTACTTTCCTTATCTAATTTAACACGAATGCCTTTTTCTTTAACTTGAGCACGTAGTTCGTCCATAAACTTGGTAATGATCTTGACCATGGTTTCTTTTGCCAACTTGTTAAAGGTAATAATACCGTCTAACCGATTTCGGAATTCAGGAGTAAAGAACTTTTTAAGATCTTTGTCGCTGTAATCTTTTTCTTGACTTCCAAAGCCAATAGCGTTTTTCTCAGCTTCGTTTGCGCCAGCATTGGTTGTGAGGATAAGAATCAAATTACGGCAGTCTGCACGTTTTCCGTTTGACCCTGTGATAAATCCATTATCCATCATTTGTAACAACACTGTGCTTACGTCTGGATGTGATTTTTCAACTTCGTCAAACAACAACACAGCATTGGGATTTTCTTGAATTTGCGTGATCAGCAAGCCAGCATTTTCTTCAAAGCCAACATAACCTGGTGGGCTACCAATCAGCTTGCTGATACTGTGTTTTTCTTGATACTCTGACATGTCAAAGCGCAATAGCTTAACACCTAAATTCTTAGCAAGACTTTTGGCTGTTTCAGTTTTGCCGCAACCAGTTGGACCCATGAACACAAAACTACCAATAGGTTTGTTCTCACTCTTAAGTCCAGCCTGGGCCACCATAATTTTATCCACCACTTCAACAATAGCAAGATCTTGGCCGTATACTTCTTTTTCAAGTTTAGTTTGCAAACTTGCAAGGTTAGTACTTTCAGTTTCCATAACTTGTTCTTCGGGCAAGTTAATCATTTTACTAAGTTCAAACTGAATTTCACGTTCGCCAATGATTCGTTCATCAGCTAATTTTAGGTTAAAGCGTGAACATGCCACATCGATCAAGTCAATGGCTTTGTCTGGCAATTTTTTATCTGTTTGATATTTAACTGACAATTTAATAGCCGCATGGATTGCGTCTTCGCGAATTTTAACATTGTGAAAACCTTCGTAGTATTTTTTAATACCTTTAAGGATTTGCACTGTCATTTCAATAGTGGGCTCATCAATAGTGATACGCTGGAATCTGCGCATAAGCGCACGATCCTTTTCAAAGTGCTTGCGATATTCTTCCCATGTTGTTGAGGCAATAACTTTAATGTTGCCTTTGCTCAGTGCAGGTTTCATCATGTTGGCAAGGTCATTACTGCTGTTACCTGCAGACCCTGCACCACTGATCATGTGTGCTTCGTCAATGAACAACACTGTCTTGCCTTTCTTGGCAAGACCTTTCAATACCATTTTAAAACGTTCTTCAAAGTCGCCGCGGTATTTAGATCCTGCAAGCATTGCACTAATGTCTAGACTGAATACTTTGTAGTCCTTGAGAAAGTCTGGCACAGCGCCTTTGACAATGTTGTAAGCAAGTCCTTCTGCAATAGCAGTTTTACCCACACCTGGATCGCCTACCAAGATCACATTGTTTTTACTTCTACGTCCTAGACTCAATGCAATATTTTCCAGTTCGTCAATGCGTCCAATAACAGGATCGATTTTATTCTTGCCAACTTGTTCGTTTAGATTAGTGGTAAATGCAGATAGGGCTTTGTCTCCTTGATGGTCACGGGGCGACTCTTCTTCAGTGTCGCTTTCATTGGAAATGTAATCGTTAAATTTTTCTTTATCAATTTGAGCTTTTGACAAGTAATACTGTGCCCAACTACGTTTTTCGCCAAACATTGCAAGAAACACGTCAGTAGATTCAATACGTTGCCGACCATTAAACAGCACTTGTGTAAATGCGCGATTGAGTACACGCTCAACAGCTTGTGTCTTTTTAGGTTTAACCACAACATCATTGACTTTGATTTCATCGCATTTGTTATGCAAATATGATTCAAGCTCATTCTTTAGTTCATCGGCATCCTTACCAAATCCAATAAGGCAATTGCTGAATGATTCTTCAGTCAGCATGGCAAACAACAAGTGTTCGATTGTGAGATATTCGTGATGTAATTTTTTAGCAGTGTCAATTGCTTTTTCAAATACTGCTTGTAAGTTGTCACTTGGTTCAACCATTAGTTTTCCTCTTTTTTAATTTCTGTGTCACTAGCTAGATAATGTATTATACAACATTCTTTAGCATTGTCAAGATGTTTTACTAATTGCATCGTTAATTTTTCGAAGTTCTGCTATTATGAGTGGATCAGTTATGGTTGGAGTTTTAATATTGATTACCGAAACAAATCTTCCCTTCACTCCATTATTTACATTCGGAAACCCAGTTCCGTGACTTGCAAACTCAACTCCTGATTCAACCCCACCCCTAATTTCTAAATCCAGGGTCTGTCCAGTAATTGTTTGAATAGTTTTTCTGCAACCAATAATAGCCTCGATAGGATTAATACTTATTGTGGTGTATATGTCATCACCGTGTCTAGTAAATTTAGGATCTGGCAACACAATCACCGTGACATTTAAGTTTCCCCTTGGGGAACCTTGCACTGAATCATCACCGAGTCCTGTGTATCTTATAGTTTCCCCATGATTGATACCTGGCGGCACATTAATAACCACATTCTGATTTCTTCCGCTGGGCAATCTGTAACTGGCTTCTAATTGTTTTCCAAGATATGAATCCAGCAAAGAAACTTGACACTGTATATTGAGATCTCTATTTCGGCGCATGCCTGGTCTATGTCCAAAAATGTCAGCAAATGGGTGCTGTCCTCCAAACCCTTGACCAAACATATGACCAAATGGATCAAAGCCTGCACCGCCTGCGTTAAACTGTGGCCCAGCGCCGTACTGTCGTTGTTGGTCGTATTCGGCTTTCTTTTGTGGATCGCTTAGATTTTCGTAAGCAACGCTGATGTTTTTAAACACAGCTTGGTCCCCACCTTTGTCTGGATGATGCTTATTGGCCAAGCTTCGGTATGCTTTTTTAATTTCATCTGGGCTAGCACCTTCGCTAACACCTAGTGTTTGATAATAGTCAGTCATAGTCGTAAAAAAGGCTCCATTAATAGTATTAATTATACTATCTTAAACGGAGCCAGTCAAGAGTTTGATTTACTTTTTCTTAGCTGGCTCTGGAACCTTTTCGCCTTCTACCTTTTTGTGTACTTTGATTTTTTTGCAAACTTGTACGGGCTTTCCGGCCTTGTCATTTACAACTTTTCCAGCTTTGTCTGTTTTGTCTTTGCAAACTTCTTTCATTTCACCGCCAGCATATGCTGTGCCAACTAGTGCTAAACTTGCCAATAGTGCTAATAATAATTTCATTTTATGCTCCTTTCTTAGCCAACATGGCTTGAATTTTTTCTTGAATAATCTTTGCCCAGAAAGGCTGTGGAAAATTCCATCCCACAAATGCTCCTAGTGCTACCCAAAATAATGTGTCTAACATGGCCTGCTCCTTTTAAATTGCTGGCTGATCGTCTTGCGGCACAATCTTTTTGCCGCTTGCTGTTGTTTGAGTTGTGCCCCAACTTGGTGCTGGATTATACGGCCCTGACGTTGGAGCGCCGTACCCTGGACTGCCACCAAAGCCGCTAGGCGCCGGTGAATTAAAACCACTGTTGTTGCCAAATCCTGATTGTGGTTGGCCAAATGTTGTTGTGACACTCTGTGCCACTGGTTGCATGCCACCATTGTTGGCGCCGCCCAGTTTTTCTTGTGTTCGGCCCCATGCTGCCAAACCTAACACTGCACCCATAGCAATATGAAACAGACCAGCACCTTGCAGTGTTAGCGGTTGCCATTGGCTTGAAACTTGACCGTGATTTAACGACTGTAACAAACTCCATAGGATTGGAAATATAACCATGTCCATAACGCAGACCAGCATATACATCCAACCCATCATTGGACGCCATTTCGAATTCATCCAATCTTCTTTTTTCTTCTCACTTTCGCTTTTAACTTCTTCTGCCATAGTTTTCGCTCCTATTTGATTTTTATTTGGATTTTTGTTTTATTTCGACAACTTCCCTACGAAGGTACTCAAAATCTTTTTTTAGTAATTCGATTTCTGTTGTACTACGACTAGGCTGTTTAGTATATCCAACAAATCTTTCGTCTAATAGCATGACAGTGTGTTCTAACTCAGAAATTTTTGTCTGTGTACTAAACACATACCAGCTGGCTACTACAATAGCACCCACTACTGAAATCAAAGTCTTTAAGGGAACAGTGACTTCGGTCTTTTCATCAATTTGCACTGCCACTTAGTTGTCCCCTAACTTGCTCAACTTGGAAATATAGTTGGCCATCATGTGATCAAACACGCCAATATACTTTTGCCCTTTTGCTCGGGCCTTCAATCTACTGCGAGCCATATCTTTTATCTGTTGCCAAGGAGTTAGGTCTCTGAACTCACCATTGAAGTTCATGTACTTGTGTGTGCCGTGATGTGTAAATCCCATCAACAGAAATGGAACTTTGGTCACATCATCGCAGTTGTTCTGCACCCTGTAATGTTCAACAGTTAAACTTTTAACAAACTCAGCATTGCCAACTCTTGGCGAGCCAAATGTTACTA